AACCTAGATTTATTGCTGGTCCTCCAGGTACAGGTAAAACTCACATTTATATTGTTGAAGAACTTTATCAAGAGTTATTACTTAAATACCATCCAGACAAAATAATTATTCTTTCTCATACAAAGGTAGCTGCTAATCAAATTAAAGATGCAATTTTAGCATTACCTATAATAAAAGAAAGAGGCTTTACCAAAAAATCTATGAAGTATAAAATTTGTACTATTCATAGCTATTGTAAAAAGAGACTATTGCCCAAAGACAAATTTGAATACGAAGACCATAAAAAATTAATTATACAAAACAGATTATTTGGTAGAGATCCTTCAACAGATGTTGATAAACACGCTCTATATAAATTTAGATCAGATGCAGCTGGGAGAGGATTACTAGATAAATTAGATGAATATTGGAGAGTCTGTGATCAAAAATCTTATAATCCCTACAGTATTGAATTAATTAAAGAGCTTCTTCCAATATATGAAAAATACAAAAAAGATAACAATAAATGTGATTACACAGACATGATTGAAGATTTTAATCATCCAGATATTAGGGAACCTGATATTGATGCACTTATTATAGATGAGTGTCAAGACAGTAATCGTCCTCAGACAAAAGCTATTGAAAAAATGGCCACCAATGTAAAAGAGGGTCACTATTATTTAGTGGGAGATGCGGATCAAACTTTATTTGAATATGCGGGATCAGACGCAGACAAATACCACAAATTAGCTGCTCATCCTTATAAAGAATTAAAAGAAGGCTTACGATGTAGTGCAGCTATAAATAGAAAATGCAAAGAAATTATTTTAGATATTTGGAACCACTATAAGTCTCATAAGGTATGGACACCAGCCAAATACACTAAGAAACATGGCATGGGCCATATAGGCGAAGTTATTAAAGGCAACGGCTATTATTTATCTGACTTGCATGGTTCTAGCCATTTAGATATTTTATTAGATAAAATAAAAAACACTAATCAAACATTTTTATTTACATACAGAGGAACGCCAGGGGACATTCGTTGTACAAAATTCTTTGATTCCCATGGATTAGAGTATGCCCATGTTAAAAATTCAGCTCATGTATCTAAAAAAGAATTAAATGCTCACAAGATGTGGCCAGAGTGTCTAGACGGTAAACCAATGAGCCGTACTCAGGTAAAACATTTCTGTGAATATGCAGGAAGTAAAGTTAAAGTTAGATTAAAAAAAGGAGAAGTATTAAATTTTGATAATTGGGTTAACAAAGATTACACAATTGATGAGTTAATACATAAACAACTTTTTAAACCTGATGTTAAGCAATACAGAGATTTTGATCTAGTAAGGATACCTTCTAAAACTACAAAAGAAAAATTAATTTACATTAAAAAAGTTTTATCAAAAGGGTTTGATTTTGATAAAAAGATTCAAATTAAATATGGAAATATTCATGACGTTAAAGGTTTAACATTTGATAATGTCATTGTAGACGAAACAATGACACGAAGAGAAGGTTGGTTTACTCAATTACGACTAGCATACACAGCATACAGTAGAGGGGTCTTTGACTATTGGACTTTAGCATCACAAAGAAAACTAACCCTAGGGAAAAAATGAAACCATACGATAAACAAATCGGCGGATCACATTATCAGAGTTTTAAAATTCAGCCAAGTAAATTTGTAATTGAAAATGAATTACTCTATCCGGAAGGATGCGTTATAAAATATATCTTGAGACACAGATTGAAAGGAAAAAAACAAGATTTAGAAAAAGCAAAACATTTCATCGATATGATTATAAAAAGAGATTACCCATAATGTGTGAAGTTCCACAACTAACTGATCTAGATTTAACAGACATAGATACAGTTGCCATTGACTTAGAAACCTATGATCCTAATTTAAAAACAAAAGGGTTAGGAGCGATTAGAAAAGATGGTTTTGTTTGTGGCATAGCAATTGCTACAAAAAAACAAACTTTATATTTTCCTATTGCACATAACATGACAGACAATCTAAACACCAAAGAAACATGGGATTATTTGAACGAAAAAGTGTTTAAAAACAAGGGTTTACGCAAGGTATTTCATAATGCTATGTACGACGTATGTTGGATTAGATCGGCAACTGGAGAGATGCCACAAGGACCATTGCTCGACACTATGATTGCAGCTTCTGTAATTGATGAAACACGAATGAAATATTCTCTGGATTCAATTAGTAAAGATTATCTAAAAGAAACAAAATACAAATACGATTTGACAGCTAAAGTTTTAAAATGGTCTGATGGAATGATAAAAGATCCTATGACTAACATGCACAAACTTCCTCACCACTTAGTAAAAGATTATGCAGAACAAGATGTTAACTTAACTTTAAAATTATGGCAGCTGTTTGATAAAAAATTGGACGAAGTATTATATACTAAATATGATGAAGAGGGCAACCCTGTTGAAGAAAAAACTTGTAGAAAAATATTTCAATTAGAAACTAAATTATTTCCTTGCCTGGTTGACATGAAGTTCAAAGGAGTTAAAATAGATGTCCAAAAAGCTAAGACTTTTGGAAAATGGTTAGATAAACGTAGAGATAATCTAATTAAATTAATAAAAGATCGAACAGGTGTAGATGTACAAATCTGGGCCGCATCTTCTATTAAAAAATTATTAGATCAACAAAAAATTACAGACTACAAAAAAACAAAAGATAGAACTAAAAAACTTAAAGATAAAAAAGGCAAACCTATTATCAATAAAGAAACTGGTAACGTTAAAACAGAAACAATTAAATCTATAATACCAAAACTACCAAAAGATTATTTAAAGACTCACAAGAATCGTTTCTTACGGATGATTGTAACAGCACGAGAATGCGATAAAGCTAAAAATACTTTTATCGAAGGTTTATTAGGATTTGTATATAAAGGTAGAATACATGCAGATATAAACCAGATTAGATCGGACCAAGGGGGAACGGTTACGGGAAGATTTTCTATGGCTAATCCTAATCTACAACAGATTCCAGCAAAAGGTATGATTGGTAAAAAGATGAGAGAGTTATTTATTCCTGATGATGGATGTGTATGGGGTTCATTTGATTACTCGCAACAAGAACCACGGATTGTTGTTCACTACGCATTAAAAACTTACCTATATTCTCAAGAAAAAAAAGAAGTAGCATTAAATTTAATAAAAAGTTTAGAAACAATTGAAGAAGCTTACAAAGAAAAAGATGTAGACTTTCATCAAATCGTAGCAGACATGGCTAAAATACCACGGATCACGGCCAAGACCATTAACCTAGGCTTATTTTATGGGATGGGTAAAATAAAATTACAAAAAGAATTAAACCTTACGAGAGAACAAGCAAATGAATTATTTGCTACCTATCATGCCACAGTACCTTTTGTAAGACAACTATCCCGAGATTTAATTGAGTTTGCAGAAGAACATAAATTACTATTTACCCTGGAGGACAGGTTCTGTAGGTTTAACAAATGGGAAACACAAAATCGAGAATGGGATAATACAATTAATAGATATGAGCCGGTACCTATATTAACAAAGGATGGAGCACAAAAAGAATTTAAATCAACACTAGTTGATATATATAAAGAGGGTAAAATACCTAAAGATTACATGAAAAATTTTGATAAACATTATAAACCCGCATTTACTTACAAAGCTTTGAATAGACTGATCCAAGGTAGTGCAGCTGATATGACCAAAAAAGCAATGGTAAATTTATATGAAAAGGGAATTTTACCACAGATACAGATACATGATGAATTGTGTCTTTCCATAAAAAATGATAAAGAGGCTTTAATTGTAAAAAAAACAATGGAAACCGCTATTCCTCTTAAAGTTAATAATAAAGTTAACTACAAAAAAGGTAAAAATTGGGGTACAATAAAAGAAAAATAGGAGAAAACTATGGATCATATAAAAAAAGCACTAACATGGGCTAAAGCTAATAAGAAAATATCTATTGCTGTAGTCATCGTTGTTATTGCGATAATCGCTTTAATAAAATAATTTATGCATGGCCTATCTAAATGCGAACATTCCTGTGATGTATTCACAGATCAGGAGAGAATATCTCTACGATCTTAAAGAACATCATGGAGAAGTTGAAGACTGCATTATCTTTGGCCTGGCATCGATTACGGGGCGCCCTATACTCTTTCACACGATTATGGAAAATGGCGCTGTCTTTTACAGACTTCCTATCTCCGCGTTCATTCAAAGAGAATTTAGAGCAGATCAAGTTCCTGGGTATAGACTTGATGAGCTGGAGCTTTGGAATTGCTTCAGTTATTATCCTGCTGTCACTTCTTTTGATATTCTAGACGGACAATCAGGAAAATATATAGGAAAAGATAAAAAATGGCATCCGGGTGCGTACCTTTTTACAGTTGACTGGGCGCACCCAGAGAGTAATATAGTAGATACAGATCACTCTGAAATTCCGCACGAACATAAGTGCGCACACATACTTGCGTTAGATGACGGCAATTATGCGGCTCAGCCAAACAATCGTATACTTTGGGACATCCCCTCATTTACAGTCAAAGACGAAGTTCCTGACTGGAAAGTACAAACAAGTGAGTGGAATGTCGAAGATACGGGTAAATGGAAGACAGAAGATACCGACAGGTTCTTCTATAATATTGAGGAAAATAAAAATGATTAAATGGATCAAATCTCTAATAGAAAAAGTTTTTGGTAAATTTTGTAAATGTGAAGAACCAATTATATTAGAGGATGAAGATAAATACTTAGAAGACGAAGCAAAGATGGCACAATATCTTGAAGATAAGATAATTGAGCCTGAAAAAATTCAATGTAATACACACTCAAGATTTAAAAAATCTTGTCCGATTTGTAATGAAGCAGCTAAATGACCAAAAAATGTAAAAATTGTAATTGTGATTGTCACTGTGATGGGGATCTTCATACAGATGTATACGGTGTATGCACTTGTGAAAATTGTAAATGCCGCGAAGTACAAGCCGAGCCAGAAGGTCTTGTTGTTGACGAGACCAAAGAGTGTGAATCATGTCAATAGGAGGTAAGATGAATTATTATTTCACAGGAATATTAATTATATTGTTAGTTCTATTTGCTTTATTTGCTACTCCAGCATATTCAGGATCAACTCAAACTAATGTTTCTGGATCTAACACTGCAATTGAAGGCGGCTATACTTCGGAATCAACAACTACCTACGAATCAGGATCTGAATCTACATCTACAACTAGTAGTACTACAAATTCAAATATAAAATCCGCACCACCATCAGCATCCGCACCGTCATACAATAGTATGGCACAAGATGTGTGCGCCGTTGGAATTTCTGCAGGTATACAAACATTTGGTATTGGCATATCTGGTGGGAAGCACGTGATTGATAAAAATTGTGAAAGATTAAAATTAGCAAGAATACTGAATGATTTTGGTATGAAAGTTGCAGCTGTCGCTATTCTCTGTCAAGATAACCGTGTTTTCGAATCAATGATTCAGGCAGGTACTCCTTGTCCAATTGATGGCCGTATTGGAAAAGAAGCTATGGCTTTATGGAATAAATATGATCATGAAAGACCTGATTACAAAACATATGTTAAACGTATGGAAGAAAGAAAAAAAGCAGAGTTAGCTGAACAGATAGCAATGACAAAAGAATTTGAAAGGCTAGACGCAGAACGAATCAAAGAAGAAGCTGCAGCTAAAAAAGACATGGAATGGAGAAATCGAAAATAATGGAAATATTAATAATGATAGGAGTTGTTATATATGCGTACTACGCTGTTGACTGTTTTGCTGACGATATTAACCCTTACAACTTCAGCAGAAGAGATAACGACAAGTAATCTATTACCCAACGCAGGTGATGGCGTAGACTGGGGATCAAGCTCCACGGAACAAATCAATCCTGGAGGTTCTGGCTGGGTATCTAACGGCGATGTTGTAAATGGATTTACAATTACTTGCCCTACTTCTCAAGCCAATTGTGGATATAAATTTAATGTTGGTGGCGATTTTGAAGTTACAGGTACTGCAACAGTAACTGTTGATGATATTGCTTTAACCAATAGTTCTCGTACCCAGGACATGCTAGATAATGGAATTACCCTTAACAATTATATAGATATTGCAAACTGTGATAGTGAAGCAGGAAACTGTGAAGGCGACAGCGGAGATACAGATTCTCATACCATTACTATCAAAGTAAAAGATTCAAGCGGCACGGTACAATCCACGACAACTCAAACAAGGA